GCCCTAGCTCCATCATAACGCCCTTGAAGTATCGAGCGTCCGTGTATAGGTTGGTTTTCATCCCGTAAATGCGTTCATTCGCGACGTCTGAAAACGGCGGGTCAAGAATAGCGAAGTCGGCAATATCGGAGTCAAGACCTTTCAACCATTCAAGAGCGTCCTGGTGGTCATGTGCGAGCGTTTCGGGGTTCAAATCATTGGTTAGAGTTCCCAGGGGGCAGTTTCGAGCAAACGGGTCAACCACCACCGAAGGTTGAATCCACCAATCCGAATTAGTGCAATCCCGCCAAATCCTCTGAAAATATCTAGTTTCATGAGTGTCGCGGCGACCCATCCACGCATCTCGAAGATATTCGATTCTAATATTCACTAATTCGACCGCCATGAACTCCCCTACGAAAAAATCTGAACTGCACCCGTTGGCACTACTATATCATAATTACTAAAACAAACCCGATTTAGCAATTATTACCACTACTACTACTACTACACCAGGTAAACCTACTACTACTACTACTACTACTTGAAAAAAACAATGTTTTAGGACCGTAATGAGCCGGGGATAGGCATGGAGTATTCACAGGCTGCCCTAATTATGATAATAGCCCTTCTGGTGATCGTAATCAAGCTTCAATTTGAATTAGGTCAAAGAGTCGCTTTTTTATTCACTCGAATTGAGCCTTTGGTGCAAAAAATCGAGCAATTCGCCCCAGGCTCAGCTGGGGATGCGGAGCCGCCGACCTATATTCAACAAGTACTGGGTAATTTTCTAATGAATCGAATGCAACAAGAAAACGATCAAGCCCAGGTGCTAACCAGAGCTGTTGACGGTTCTTTTTCGAAAGAATAGATTATTACCGAGTTTATGCCCGTCCTATAATCCGACATGGCCCGAAAGAAGAAGACAACCCGGAGAAGGCGTAAGACTTTCTCGATCTTAAATTCGCTCGAAGCTCTCGCCTACGGGCAGATTTTATCCGTTGGAATTACGGGAGGGGGCATTTGGGAATTCGCAACCGGAGCTACCGACCTGGGGTATAGGTCGAATTCAGGCAATCTAGGTATAGGCTCGCTTCAAGTCGGCGGGACTTCTCTTGTAGGGACTTCTCAAATATCGCTAGGGGATTTCATGAGTCAACCCACACTAGCAATAGATGAGATGACCCAGAATTTCACCTCGAACATAATTCCAATGGCCATCGCCGGATTCAGCACCTCGGTCGCATTTCGCGTCGGTCGAAGATTGCTTCGAAAACCAATCTCAACGATCTCACGTGACCTAATCAAGCCTGTATTCGGAGCCGGAGTGAGGCTTTAGATGGCTGATGTTGACGCCTTCGGGCAGCTAGTGATGAAGGGGGGTGCAATCTGCCCCCTCGCTCGAACGGATATTTTAGAAGATACCGAGGAGGAAATTCAAACCGACGCAAATTATGTCGGTTCAGCTCAAACCGCCGGGACTTTTGTGACTCAGACACTTCAATCTCATACCGTCATGGCTGCCGGTGTTTCAGCGGAAAACGACATGAATTACTGCGTGGTAAAATCGGCGGGAAAAATAAAACTCGCTCTCCCCGTTTCAGGCTTGAACGGTGGTGCGGGTCTTCCGGCTGCCGTCCCTTATCCGAAGCAGCTAGTTAGCGGCGACCAGGTGATGGCTATGGCCACGGCGGCAGCTTCAAGGGATATTTCCTTGAGCGTTGCTTGTTCTAACGGCGAATACCATGTGTTTTCAGTTACGCCATCCGGGGCTTCAGCTTCCGGCCATGAGCTAGTTTCGATTTTAACGGGCCTGGGAGTCGGGGCCACGTTGCAAAATCGGATCGTGACTCACGCCTTCTGCATGGGCGGCAATAACGCCGCGAATTTCTCAAGTCCGGTTTATTTCGTCAACGGTTCGGGAACTCCAATAGCGAGCGTCACTCCAAATGACCCGGCGGTTGATACCGGCAAATACGAACCCTGCTTCGCGCCCATCGCTCTCAACACCCGCGCTTTGGTATCGACCGACGCATAGGTGATTGCATGGCTGTATCAAAGAGAGCGAGAGCGCGATTCAAGATAATGTCGGCTTCTGAAAAGAACGCAGTTCGTAAGGCGGTCAAGCTCCTATATGATACCGAGCTAGTCGGCATCAAGCGTATGCGTGAGATAACGAGGCTCTCCGAAAAGAGGTGAGCTGAATGCATTATCAATACGGCGAATTTCGCGTTTCTCATGGCAGCATCCCGGTTGGCGGTTCAGACAATTCAAAGCTATGGGTCGCATTTCAGGCGCGAGAGAATCCCGTTCAGTTAATCGCCGGTTCATTTTGGTCGGGTGATTCGGGTGAAGATTACGGCTTAGTCGCTCTGCCCCCTGGTGTTGAAACCGGGCAGAATGGCACGACAACCTTGACGGGAACGATGGGCGGCATTATGTATATGCAGCAATTGAATGGTGGAAGCACACACACGGCGGTTAATCCCGGCATCATTTGGCCGGGTCGAAAGACGGCAGGGAATACCCCGCCTGTCCTTCCGCCGCATTGGACGCTGTATATTATCCCTGTAACGGCCGCTTCAACGGCCGATTTTCAGGTTCGAATACTCGGCGTGGACCTGGTGCGTCCCTAAGCTATGGGATGGTATGCCATGCCTAAGGCCCCCAGTACACAAGTCATAATTCATCGAATTGAATTTCAAGAATCCGAACGTGAAATCCTTCGAGATGTAGCTCTCTCATACAACTTCAACAAAGTCACTCAGCCGATCGTAGCTCTCATTAACGACAACACCACCATACTGCTCATTCTGTCTGCCATAGCTGCCTGGTTGGGATTGCATTACATCCCACCGTTAGCTGGTAATGCCTATCAGCAACTCTTAGATTTTCAAGAGCAGCTTAGACACGCTCTCGAACAGGGAACTATCATTCGAGAGCGAGTCGATATTGTCGGAGCTTCAATCTCGCGTGGCCCACTCTGGGGAACGATCGATTTAGCTGAAGCTTTCTTTGGAATAAATCTGCCCGACTTCGGGAGGGGCTTCGAAGCACCCAGGGCGCCCTCTGATTTTGGAATTCCTAGCTATGGCGGAGTGACGGCAGAAGAAAGAGCAGCGGCGGGTTATTGACTCTCTCTAGCCCCACACTTAGGGGTCATTTCTCAGTTTCTTGAGCATTTTGGCTATAAAAGAATCCGGTTTTTCAACGAAGCTCGGTTTCGCGTTGCCCTGGGCTTGAATCCCATCAATGGGAAAAGCGGCGTCAATTGTTGAACGCAACCAATCTCGATTTCCGACTTCCGGGCCTTCGTATGTATAATCTGGTGTTTGAGGGTCTTTGCCTTGAAATAAATCCCAATTGTAGCTCGAAGGAAACCCATCGGGCCAACATACAGGACACGCCGTCCGTGGAAGACAAAAACCCGTTCTAGCTTGAACCCCTGGTTGTCTGTGAAGCATTGAAAATGAGTCCTGATGGCTTTGGTGACGTCTTAGGCATTCTCGAACAAACCGAGAGAGATTGAAACCTTCACCCTGGGACCGTATTATTTTGGCGTCTGAGGCTTCGATGCTAATGCTCTTGATAATCCAATCCTTTCGAGTCAATTCCAATCCCCTCGCTTCACGACGTCAATCCATTTCCTACACAACACACAGCGACGCGTGGCGTAATTGAAAGTCTGCTTACAACCACATTCGCATATTACAACGGTCAAATAAAATCCCCCAGTCAGAAATCACATAGGGAATTTTAGCGTTGTTTTCCTCGCCCCATTTATGCCAGGGTTCCCCGTTGAATATCCACCGACCGCCTCGGCGCTCTTGAGCCGTCGGTTTTGTCGGTATGTCTTCGAACGTGAATATCTAACCAGGGAAACCGGCCATAGAAATAAAGCGGTCCGAGGTGCTGAACGGGACGGCCCAGGAACGGCTTGAAGTGACGCATTGACCCGCTTACATTCTCGACCAAATAGTGCCGTGGCCCAATGTGCTTGATTAGGTCAAGCCCCGCTAGTAATAGCTCTAAGCTCGGTTCAAACCCAGGGGGCCGCCTTTGTCCGGCGGTTGAAAACTCGGTGCAATCCGGGCAGAAAACTACAAGGTCAAAATCTGTGCCTATTTCATGAATCCAATCAACCCATTTTTTCACATCTCGAATAATTGTATGCGGCACTTCGGCGTATTTTGGATCGTAATCCACTCTCACGATCTCCCATCCCTCATCATCTTCGAAGGCTTGAAGAAATCCTCCTTCACCTGAACACAGACAAAGAGCTTTCATTTTGGTACCTCGCTCAATTTGTGGGTGACGCCCTGGCGCGTAATGTAGCATTGTTGATTTTGTATAGCTGCGACCGCTTCGAAGTCTGGGCAATCAAAGATAATTTTACAGAAAGAGCAACGGAGCCTCATTCGGTCCACTCCCTAAGCGAATGTGAATCGTTACGAAATAGCGACACCAGCACATCATTCCGAGGAGAGCTAAAATTGACCACATACAGCCGTTCGAGTACCAAAGTGCGGTTTAGGGTGCTAGTAGTATATCCGAAGCGGAGAATACGTCCCCCAGGCTTCACAATTCGCCCTAGCTCCATCATGACCCCCTTGAAATATTGGGGGTCGGTGTAAAGATTGGTTTTGTAGCCGTAAATCCTTTCATTGGCGACATCCGAAAACGGTGGATCGAGAATAGCGAAGTCGGCAATATCGGATTCAAGACCTTTCAGCCATTCAAGAGCGTCCTGGTGACTGTGTGCGAGTGTTTCAGGATTCAAGTCATTGGTTAGAGTACCGAGGGGGCAATTTCGAGCGAACGGGTCAATCACCACCGAAGGTTGAATCCACCACTCGCTTGAGATGCACTCCGCCCATATTTTTTGAAAATATGTAGTTTGGTGAGTGTCGCGACGACCCCGTTGGGCGGCTCGAAGATATTCGATTCTAATATTCAATAATTCAACAGCCATGAAATCCCCTACGAAAAAATCTGAACTGCACCCGTTGGCCCTAGTATATCATAATTACTAAAACAAACCCGATTTAGCAATTATTACTACTACTACTACTACTACACCAGGTAAACCTACTACTACTACTACTACTACTCGAAAAAAACAATGTTTTAGGACCGGGATGAGCCGAGGATAGGCATGGAGTATTCACAAGCTGCCCTAATAATCATAATTGCCCTTCTTGTGATCGTAATCAAGCTTCAATTTGAATTAGGTCAAAGAGTCGCGTTTTTATTCACTCGAATTGAGCCTTTGGTGCAAAAAATCGAGCAATTCACCCCAGGCGGAGCTGGGGATGCGGAGCCACCGACCTATATTCAACAAGTCCTCGGTAATTTTCTCATGAATAAAATGCAGCAAGAAAACGATCAGGCCCAGGTATTAACTCGAGCTGTTGACGGTTCTTTTTCGAAAGAATGATTATTACCGAGTTTCTGCCCGTCCTATAATCCGACATGGCCCGAAAGAAGAAGTCAACCCGGAGAAGGCGTAAAACTTTCTCGATCCTAAACTCTCTCGAAGCGCTCGCCTACGGGCAGATTTTATCTGTTGGAATTACGGGAGGGGGCTTGTGGGAATTCGCAACCGGGGAAACCAATTTAGGAATGACCAGCGTTTATGATACCGGCCTGGGTGTTTCCTCAATGGTCCTTCAAGGTCAAGGGCAAATCTCGGTAGGGGATTTCGTGACCCAACCAACCCTAGCTATTGAGACTATGACTAGCAACTTTACCTCAAATATAATTCCAATGGCGATTGCCGGATTTAGCACCTCGGTTGCATTTCGCGTCGGTCGAAGATTGCTTCGAAAACCAATCTCGACGATCTCACGTGACCTAATCAAGCCTGTCTTCGGGGCC